CAAAGCTGAATGTATCAATCAATGAAGTTATACGAAATATGTTTGTGTTTACGGCAGACGAAACCGGCGTTATTCGGTTTGAAAAGCTGTTAGGCATAAAGCCAAAGGCGGCGCAGAGTTTGGACGATCGGAAAATATACATTCTTTCCATGATGAACCGGCGCAAAATGAGCCTGTCCGAACTAATGGCGATGTTATCCAATTATTCGGAGGGCATCACGTTATTAAACGACATTACAAACATGGAAATGATCGTAGAAATAAACACCGATGCGGGCAGTTTGGATACGTTAAACAGCATCATTGACGAGATCCTGCCATTAAATATTTATTTCATGTTTGCGATGCAGCGGGAAACCGTCATAAAGTACAGATTAGAGGATCTGATCTTTATGGCGTTTGAACCGGCAGCAGCCGACACAGAATATTGCAATTTTGACAACAACATAACAGAGAGGAAGGAAACCGGCTACATTCAGAATGTGGGCGGCTTTTCTTTTGTGCATGAGGATAACCCGATCAGCGGGCAGGCGGTTTGCGGCGTTGAATGTTGTTTAGGATTGCAGGCACCGTTTGAGATGCAGGAAGGGGCAATAACCATAGGAACGGCGGCAGAGAGCATAGAAACGCCGGTTATGCCTTGCAGCGATGATCTAACGGTTATCGGGGAATATGCGCCATTTGAAACGCGGGAAAGCGTTATAAGCATAGAAACAGCGGGAAACGGCACCATAACGCCGGTTGCAGCCTGCGGCGACAATACCGCAGCCGTGGGAACCGATCCGCCGTTTGAGATGCAGGAGAGCGCGGCAGCGTTGCAAATGAACACAGAGGCGGCAACAAATGGTTTGATGATGTGCGGCACAGATTACGCGAGAGAGGAGGGCTAAAATGTTAAAGGAAAGGCTTTTACAGTATGCAGAAAGCATAGTGAAAAGGGCGACATACACCATTAACGGCGTAGTGAAAGAAGGAGCCATTGGCAAGGTTACGCGATCCGGCGACAGCATCACATTTTATATTTATATTGATGATGAAACAAACGGAACGATCACAAACGCCAAATTATACGATGTCAATAACGAACTTTTGGAAAGCAAGGATTACAACACCAAGAAGGACACACTGGCAACCGCGACTATTGGCATCAGAATAACCATAAGGAAAGAGTAAGGAGGGCAAAGCGGAATGTATGATCTGATTTTATGGAAAAACCGCCGTACTGAAAAGAGTAACACATACACGATCACAGAAAACATTGATCCGAAAACAAAGCAGCCGGACGGCACCTATACATTAACGCCGGTTGTCGGGGAAGTGATCGAGGCAGGCACAAGTTTTAATCAGCAGAACATGAACCACATGGATAACGGCATCAACGAGGCTATGATAATTGCCAACATGGGAATTATTCAGTTGAGGCAGCACCAAAGGGAATTAGAGAACACCTATTTTGAAACCGGAACCGTCAATATAAGCAGCAATGAAAACTATCCATTCAACAAAGAAAGCGTAACGGTTGCAATGGATAAAGCCCGCAACACGTTAGATTATATCGTGATTGCGTTTTGTGACGATTTGCAGCAGGGGCGGGCGATCCGGATCAAGGATAAGCAGTTAAACGGCTTTAAAATCGAGGTTGAGGACTGCCCGAAAACGCCGGTAACTATAAAATATTTCATTTTAGGAGGTATGATGTAATGGCAAAGACGATCAAGGTTATCGAAAAGAACGCCGGAAAAAAGATCGGCTATGAGTTGGACGGTAACACACTATGGATCGGCGATGCGATCGCTATGAAGTTGCAGCGGTTACAGACCGATGATGTGGTAAAAAAGGACATTTGCGCGGACAAAGACGGAAATTTGGTTTTTGGTTTGGGCGAAAATTACGTTGCACAGGTTGAGATCCCGCCCCGCGAATATGATTATATCGCAGGGGAGCCGGACGGCGAGGGCAAGCCGACAACGGAAAAGGTACAGAAAAGTTTTGATGTTTCCAAGTGTACACTGACATTATGGAGTATTGAGGAGGTATATATCAATGAGTAGTTATGAAGATTTGAGAGGCGCAGCAGCAAATGACGAGATCATTTTGGACGATATGGGGATCCCTTCGGTTATGGTAAAAGTGCCGCTTGTGTATTTGGACGAATTGGGGATTGGATCCGCCCATACGCCGCACCCTGCATTTATCATCAATGATAAAGTGGTGCCGTATATTTATGTTTCCAAGTACATCAATGTAGTTAAGAACAACCGCGCCTATTCCCTGCCTAATCAGGATCCGGCAAACTGTATCACGTTCGATCGGGCGGTTGAGGTTTGCTATAACAAGGGCGCAGGGTGGCATCTTATGACGGCGGCAGAATGGGGCGTATTGCATAATCTCATTACGGCAGCAGGATTAGAGCCGCGCGGAAATACGGCGCAGGGAAAGTCACATATAAAGGCGTATGAAAGGGGCGTATTAAGCCCGCAGAACCCCGCCAACGTATACCGGACATTGACCGGCACCGGAGGCAAGAACTGGGAGGCGTTGGGTGTAAATGATATTGTCGGAAACGTGCATAAATGGGTTGTGGCGCGTTTGGTAAATGGGGAAATTCAGATCGTGCCGAACAATAACGCGGCAATCCATAATACCGATTTGGGCGTAAATAGCGCGGCATGGCGGGCAATCCTGCCGAACGGTACATTGGTTGCGCCGGGGACAGCAGGCACATTGAAATTTGACTATACCGGCAATCCTGCCAACAGTACGGCGGCATTTCATATCACAACCACATTAGAGCATCAGCAGGCAGACGATAACGCAGGGTACGGCGCAAAAGATTTTGGAACGCTGACAGCAAAAAGCGGCGTAACGATCCCCGATCTGTTAAAGGCATTAGCACTTTTCCCGAACAGCGACAAGACCGGCAGAGGGTTTATATATTTCCGCAACAATGGGGAACGGTTGCTTATTCGTGGCGGTCGTTATGGTAATGGCGGCAACGCAGGAGAGGCTAGCGGCGATTTCACCTCCCCGCGTTCTATCTCCGATGTGAGTGTGGGGCTGTTTTCCGCTTTTGTGGATCCTGCGCTCTATGCTTGATCCTTGTGGCGTATGCGGCAGCATACGCCTTATTTTTGAGAGGCTAAAAAGATGCAGAGAAATTTTAGGGCAACGGCAAAACCGCCCGAACCGAAGGCGGATCTGCTAATTCTAAAGAAAGCGCGGGAAATGATTGCATACGGCAATGATTGTCTGTATAACAAACAATTCCCGCGCAAGTATCGCGTTGGAAACGCGATCGGAGCGCAGATCGAAAAGGCGATGTATGACATTTTGGACGGACTGACCGAGGCAGTAACAAAGGAACATAAGAAAACAGCATTAACGCAGGTAGATCACAAAATACTGTATTTGCGGCAGCTTTTAATAACGGCGGTAGATCCCAAAATGAATACAACCGCCGTTCTGATACCGCTTGACAGTCAAAGAAAGTGGTGCGAGATGTTGGAGGAAATGGGTAAAATTTTAGGTAGTTGGCTTAAAAAGCTAAATTCATAAAGCAAACTATGGGGAATATGCCGTAACGGTTGCTTATTCGTGGCGGTAATTATGGTAATGGCGGCAACGCAGGAGAGGCTAACGGCAATTTCAACAACCCGCGTTCTAACTCCAATGTGAATGTGGGGCTGTTTTCCGCTTTTCTCATATAGTCAGATTGCGCCGCAACACGCGGGCGGCGCAGCGTACAGAGAGAAGAAAAGGGGCATATTTCCCTGCCTGCAGGGGTGCGGGCAAAACAAAAATTTCCATGAATACGGTTAGTAGCAAAAGCGAAAGGCGTAACGCATGGAGTATTAAGGCAATAAAAGTATGAAAAAATTTAATGTAACCTATGAACAGATTACAAGCTATACAAATATTTATGCAGCTTATTTAGATGCACGAAAAGGAAAAAGTGAACGCAATGAAATTATGCGCTTTTCAGTAGAACTTGACAGCAATTTAAACAGCTTATACAAGGAACTGGAGGAAGGGCGTTACAAAGTAGGCGGGTACAGAATTATTTATATTTATGTGCCAAAGAAACGGCTTATTATGGCGTTGCAGTTTCGGGATCGTGTTCTGCAATGGGCTA